CGTGTTCAACGCAAAGGCCGTGGCCGAGCGGCTGGATCGGATTGGGCCGCCGGCGGCGGAGGGCTTTTTCGAGTACGACGCCGCGGAGGACGGCGTACACATCGGGAACATCCGCTGGACCGAGGAGGCGGGCGGCCCCATCAAGGTCTACCGGCCGCCGGTGAAGGGCCGGCCCTATGTGGTGGGCGGGGACACTGCCGGAGACGGCAGCGACTGGTTTGTGGGCCAGGTGCTGGACAACGTGACCGGCGAGCAGGTGGCGGTGCTGCGCCACGAGTACGACGAGGACACCTATGCCCGACAACTCTACTGCCTGGGCCGGTGGTACAACGAGGCCATGCTGGCCCCGGAGACGAACTTCTCCACCTACCCGGTGAAACTGCTGGATCTCATGGGCTATCAAAACCTGTACGTCCGGGAGATCGAGGACACCTACGACGGCACCATCCGCCATGCCTTCGGGTTCCGCACGGACCGGCTGACAAGGCCGGTGATCGTGTCGGAACTGATCCGGGTGCTGCGGGATCACCTGGACACGGTGAACGACAAGGACACGCTGCTGGAGATGCTGACCTTCGTGCGAAACGAAAAGCAGCGGCCGGAGGCGGAGCCGGGGGCACACGACGACTGCGTGATCTCCCTGGCCATCGCCCACTACGTCCGGCCGCAGCAGACCATGCAGGTCCGCACCACGGACAGCAGGGGAACCAAGAACATCTGGAGCGACGACATGTGGGAGGACTTCAACAAGGCCTCCCAGGCGGACCGTGAGATTATGATCCGCATGTGGGGGGAGCCGTCGAGATAGAGACGGGACGCCCCGCAGGGGCGGGACGAGCGATATGGAGACTGTGAGGACGATATGAGCGAGAAGAAAAATACCGTTTCCGCAAAGTTGACCCGCTGGCAGCAGCGCCTGGCGGACAGCAACCATGCCTACTCCGCGGAAGTAGAGAAGATGGACGAGCGGGAGAAGATCTACGGCGGGGACAACAGCCTCTCTCCCCTGGTTCCGGGGGACACCAAGAGGGACGGCGGGCCCAAAAGGACCAGCCACGTCCGCAACATCGTGTTTGAGAACATCGAGAGCCAGGTTTCCTCCTCCATTCCCTCTCCCAAGGTGACGCCGCGGCGGAAGAAGGACGAGCGGCTGGCGGCGGTGATCGAGCACTTCCTGCGCAACGAACTGGACCGGCTGCCCTTCGAGACGATGAACGACATGGCGGAGCGGACGGTGCCCATCCAGGGCGGCGTGGGGTTCCTGGTGGAGTGGGACAACAAAAAACGGACCCACAACACCGTGGGCGAGGTGGAGGTAAGCGTGATCCACCCCAAACAATTCGCGCCGCAGCCGGGGATCTATACCGGCATCCAGGACATGGACTGGTTTATCATCAAGATCCCCACCACCAAGGAGGCCGTCCGCCGCAAGTACGGCATCGACGTCTCCGGCGAGGGCGAGCAGGAGCCGGAAGTGCGCGGCGCCGGCGGAGAGGACACGGCGGACGACGCCCTGACCCAGTATGTGGGGTTCGAGGTCAACGACAAGGGCGGCGTCAACCGCTACTCCTGGGTGAACGACATCGAACTGGAGGACCTGGAGAACTACCAGGCGCGGCGGCAGCCGGTATGCGCCAAGTGCGGACGGGTGCGGCCACTCCCTGGACAGATCCTGTTCAACCGCGTGGAGGACACCCTGGGGAACCTGCTGCCGGATCCGGCGCGGGGCTTTACTGGGGCGCTGATCCCCCAGGAGGTGGCGGACCGGGAACTGGCCGGCCGGATGATGGCGGCACAGATGGCCCAGGGCGCCATGGAGGGCGGCGGCGGAGGCCTGGCGGACCTGCCGGTGGAGGCGCAGGCGCCGCGGCAGGAGCCGGAGCGGTATGACGGCGGGCCGTGCCCCTGGTGCGGCAGCGAGGAGTGGACCAGCAAGGAGCAGGAGTACGAGCAGGTGATGCTGCCGATCCAGACCGCGGGCGGCGTCACCGTGGAGGGGGCAACACCGGGCCTGGACGACCAGGGCCGGCCAGTGATGAAACCAACCCTTGTCCCCTTCTACCGGCCGGACCTGTACCCCATCATCCTGCAGCGCAGTGTGAGCGTCTACGGGCAACTTCTGGGCAACAGCGACGTGGACCAGATCCGGGACCAGCAGAACACGGTCAACCGCATGGAGCAGAAGATCATCGACCGCCTGGTGAAGGCGGGGACGCGGATCACGCTGCCGGACCGGGCCAACCTGCGGACGGACCCGGAGGACGGCGAGCGGTGGTACCTGGGGAGTGCATCGGACAAGGCCATGATCGGCCTGTACGACTTCAAGGGGGACCTGCAGTATGAACTGCTGTACCTGGCCAACGTCTACGAGGAGGCGCGGCAGATCCTGGGCATCACGGACAGTTTCCAGGGCCGGCAGGACAGCACGGCCACGTCGGGGAAAGCCAAGGAGTTCTCGGCCGCCCAGGCGGCGGGACGCCTGGAGAGCAAACGGGTGATGAAGAACGCCGCGTATGCGGAACTGTTCGAGTTGATGTTCAAATTCTGGCTGGCCTACTCCGACGAACCGCGCCCGGTAAGTTACCAGAACTACAAGGGCGAGACGGAATACGAGGAGTTCAACCGCTACGACTTTCTGGAGCAGGACGAGGACGGGCAGTGGTACTGGAATGACCAGTTCCTGTTCTCCTGCGATACCTCTGCCCCGCTGGCCAGCAACCGGGAGGCCATGTGGCAGGAGACCAGAATGAACCTGCAGACCGGCGCCTTCGGAGATCCGGCGAGCACGGAAACCCTGATCCTGTTCTGGGCCAAGATGGAAGAACTCCACTACCCAGGGGCGGGGACCACAAAGCAGTACCTGGAGGATAAACTGCGGCGGGAGCAGCAGCAGGCCATGATGGCCCAGCAGATGCAGATGCAGCAGATGGCCATGCAGGCCGCCCAGCAGCAGGCCGCGGCCGCCCCGGCCGGAGGTGGAGAACTTCCCCAGGGGCTGGAGCAGGCTGTGAACGAGCGGGCAAGGCGGGACGCCCTGGCAGCCGTTCAGGGCGGAAATTCCGGGGCCCCCATGTAAGCCCAGCGCAGCGGGTTACATGGGGAGAGGAGACGCAAGGGAGCGGCGGAGTTTTCGCCACGCCTGGCGGAAACGGAGTTTAGCGGACTTTGCGGAGACGATGGGTTCTGGTATGTAAGCATACATACTGACCATACGCACGGCAACAGCGGGAAAATGCCAAATCCACACGGAAAGGAGGCAGCACCATGAAGGATGGCGGCTATGCCGGCAAGATCAAGAACGGAGGCACGCAGGTTGTCCAGGCGCCCAAGCAGACCACGGACCAGAAGAAGGGCACCGTGAAGAAGGGCGGCGACCTCCGCGCCGGCAAGAAGTAAGGACCGAGCGCCGGCGGCAGCCGGCAGCCCGAACAGGGCACACAATTACGCATGCCAACAGCGGGAAAATGGCAGCCGGCCATAGCGCCGGACAGGAGGCATTATGGCCGATTTTACCGAGCAGCAGGTCTATGAGGCCCTGGGATTAGGCGGGAAAGAGCAGGAGATCGCCGACCCTGCGCCTGGGAGTGAGACGGATCCTGCACCGGAGACGGACCCCCAGACCAACCCGGAGGCGCCGGCAGACGGCGCCGGAGGCGAGCAAGAGCAGGAAGTCGCCGCCCCTGCCCCGGAGGGAGAGGAGCCGGAACCGGATGGCGGAGCGCCTGGGCCGGAGGGAGAGGGAGGCGGAGAGCCGGACGACAAGGGAGCCGGCGGGAAACCGACCCTGACCGAGGAACAGCGCAAGGAGAACGCCGCCCAGCGCCGCCGGGCAGAGACCCAGGCGGCCATTGACAAGGCTGTGGAGGAGGCCGTGAAGGCCGAGCGGGACAGGTCCAAAGCAGAAATGGACGCCTTCTTTGCCTCTGCCGCCCTGAAAAACACCATTACCGGCAAGCCCATCACCACCATGGAGGAGTTCAACGAGTGGAAACAGGCCTTTGACGCGGCGAAACTGCAGAAGGACCTGAAAGCCGGACGGCTGACGCCGGAGGCCCTGCAGAAGGTGATCGAGCAGACGCCGGCCATGCAGCAGGTCCAGCAGTTGGCCCAGCGGCAGGACGAGCAGCAGCGCCAGCAGGCGCAGGCGGCCGCCCAGGTCCGCGTGGAGCAGGAGATCGCGGAGATCCACAAACTGGCCCCGTCCATCAACGATGTGAAGGACCTGCTGAATATGCCAAAGGCCAAGGAGTTCTACGCCCTGGTGAAGAAGGGAAACTCTTTCCTGGACGCTTTCCGCCTGGCCAACTTCGAGACGCTGGCCGCCAAGCAGGCGGAGGCCGCCAGGCAGCAGGCCATGAACAACGCCCGCAGCAAGGACCACCTGACGGCCACCGGGAGCCAGAGAGGCGCCGGCGCCGCGGCGGTACCCGCGGACGAGATGGCCCTGTTCCGCCTGATCAACCCAGGCGCCACGGACGCAGAGATCCAGGCCTACTACAACAAGCAGAAAAACCGATAGATTGGAGGTTTTACCATGTTCCTACCCGTCAAGAGCGACAACGGGGCAGTGCTGCCCTGGGAATACATGCCGGCGGAAAAGGGCACCTACCAGGCCGGCCAACTGCTGGCGGCGGACGCCACAACGGGCCACCTGGAGGCGATTGCCGCGGATCTGACCACCACCCCGCCCTACCTGTGCATGGCGGATATTACGGTGGAGACCGCAGGGACGCCCATTCCCGTCACCCGCGTAAGCCGGGCGTGCATCTATGAAACCACCCTGTCCGGCGCGGCGACCGGCGCCGTGGTTGGCACGAAACTCCAGGTGGAGAGCGGCGGCCTGCAGGCCAGCAAGCCGGCTACCGGCAGCGGCACCTTTGAGGTGGTGTTCCTGTCCGGCGCGGCAGACGGCGACACCGTGCGGGGCCGCTGGGTAGATCCCGCGCCGGCAGC